TCACTATTCCACTCTACAAAGACATGGCTTGCGAATCAAGAAAATAGAAAACCCCGATATTACATTACTAATACCGGGGAATCATCGAAGGCGTGTGGGGGGAGAGTACCTCGATTATTTTGTGACTTTATAACGAAGATTACTAAGCGCCAACTCAGTAATCTTCTAGAATTTGGGATTTCTCCCAGTACGTTATTTTTAAGTTACACTGACTGAGAAATATGTACAGTAATGGGGGGAGAGTACCTCGATTATTTTGTGACTTTATAAGGAACACCGACAATCTTGTCAGGACTACGTTTAAAACAAGGACTGTCGGTGCATTTCCACATATCGGAGCATTCAGGTGCGTGGGACTTAAGCGCCCTGATTTCTGCATCCTCCAATTGTTGTTCTATTGATTTTCGCAGTTTCTTTATACGCCGTCTATGAACAGTATCAGTTTCAACCGTATTGGTTACTGATGGAATGACAGGCGCTGGTTCTGTATTAATAATGTTTCTACTAAGATTGTTCTCTGTTGTTTGACTCTTGAACAGTGAGATTATGTAAGAGAATATTCCACTTTTCTTCATCAGTTAAATCCTTTCTTTGTGCTTGTATATAGATACTCTCATAATCTAAGGCTTTAGACTTAGATTCGTCAACTTCATATGCACAAGACTGATTAATATTTTCGATAGTCGAACGCGGGGCCTCGCGCTGTAACCGCACTATATTAAACCAGGTGCGGCGATATTCATGCCATGTTTGTTGATCTTCTTGAGAGACATGCATATCAATATGATCAAGAAGCTTCTCAAAGGCATCTTTAAAGAAAAGTTTAGCCAGAACTTTCTTTGCAGCCTCCATCTTCTCTTTATCATCTCTATCTAAAGGCGTACAAAAATCGAATGTCTGCCCCATAAACTCAATACTATAGTCAGTATCATCCTGGCTCAATTGGTTAATAATCTCTTGATAGAGCTCACGAATTGCCTTATCAGCAGCCATTATGAGTTTGGGTAATGTAATTTTCATAATCCTACTCCTTATGGTATATGATGGTGTTCCCTAATTATTGGAGCTTTACTTTTTTTCTTCACCCCATCTTTTGCCCAATCATAAGAACCGGTCCCATAGCGTTTATCGGCCTCACTTCTGCCCATAGCAAGAATTATTTTGATTATAGGGGGCATAGATTTGTCTCTTTTAATATAAGTATGGACCAGTTTACGGTAAGCCATAGTGTATCCTCTGTTAATATCCAGGACCATCATTAAAAGGTCCTGAAAATCTATTATTGTGTCCGTACATTGCTTCTTGATACCGTTTCTCCAGCTCCTCGGGGCCTGTTCCATTACGACATTTAGGCAATGCAGCACAGAGATATCTCATCGAATCGCTTGCGTGGCTGGACCAATTATGCAGTGGATTATTCTTGTACCGCTTAAGCTTGTTATCAAACTCATAGCGGTAGTTTTCAAGCGCTTTAATCAACTGCTTACAGTTCTTTTCATCGATCCACATTTTTGAGAAGGTACGGCGTACAAGTTCGATACCATCTTCGATGTCAATCTGTACCGGGTCGGTGAACTTGATACCGAGCTCTTTATACATCTCTCTCTTGGTGAGTCCTCGAGCTGATTCACGAGCCATAATGTCGTGAGGGGGAAAATGACCATTGTGAGCGTAAACATAGGGTTTATCCAATACTATCCTTGCAAAGTGGTCCATCGATCTATCACTCGCCTCATAATAATCGATTATTCGAACAAGTTCACCAATAACTTGGAACCAAATGATACAGGTCGGGTCAGCTATCCCAAGATCCCATGCAGTAAAAACTTTATGATACGGTTCCCAGGGAACAATACCAATCTGTCCTTTAAGCCGCATGTTCTGAATATACTTGGCATACAATGCTCCCTCTTGGCCCATCTCAAACGAACAGAAATATTCTTGTCTGGCCATATCCTCCGACATCTCTCCAGACGCGATTTCACGCTTGATCTCATCAATGTCGATATGCTTAGTATCTTCAACAGTAAGGAAATACGTAAACCAATCAGGGCTATTTTTAGCTATCTGATACAACTCATACATATGGTTCTTGCCCCGTGGCGTACTGATCAAACACACAATACCATTATTAGCCCTCAAAATGGGCATAGCAGCAAGCTTATATGCATTCTCATCTGCTAGTGCATACTCCGAAAAAACGATCATCTTAGGGTTAGTTCCGATGATTGACGTATCATAGGAGTCAGAGCCAACCAATTTAATCTGGGAACCATTAACAAGAACAATCTGCATTGTATCATTACGGATCTTTGCTATCAGCTCAGGCGGAATAAAATCCAAAAAACGTTCCCCACTGTTGGTAATAGAATCCCAAATAACGGACCGCGCTTGTGCAAATGTAGGGAGACAATAGAAATAGTTTCCTACTTCCTTAATTGCTGCCCGGATCATCAGGTTCCACATAAGCACATCTTTACCCGCACGTCGGGGGAGAACACAGAGTAGTTTTCGATAGGTTCCCCCTTCAGAAGCAATTGCTTTATAGATAGGGAACTGATAATCACGTGGCTTGAATTTATTAAGCTTAATAACCGTTTCAATATTCATCTACTCTCCTTTTTTACAGCATGATACTGCACTGTATCATAGCACTGAAACAATCATTTGATAATGGTGTTATTATAGTGCAATTATACGCTCATTCTGGTATACTTAAAGATAAACACTAAAAAGGAGAGCGGTGATACATACTCAATGGCATCTATACAACTGTCCGTGTGACGAGTGTATAGATACCCACATAGAAAATAAATGCTCATTTGGCCAGAAGAAGGCCGCCTATGAGCAAGAAACGCACTGTACATGCACTATTGGAGAACGACGACATGCAAAAAAACGAGAAAGTCTTACTGGAACGAATCAAAAAGATAAAAGAGAGAGAGCTGTGGACGTGGATTGAGGTAGCAAAAAGAATTAAAGTATCATACTGGACGCTGATGAGAATGAGTGGCAAGTGTAACAAGTTCAAACCAAGTATGAATACCTTAAGAAAGATCAGAGATTTCTTTATTACCTACGACAGTTAAGAACCCCCAGAGTACGCCTCTGAGGGCCCAAAAGAAGTGAAGCATATGAAACTAAATTCAGTTTATCATAAGGAACGCTGATGTGGACTACACTTTTACTCATACTTTTATTTTACGTTCTGTTCTTTCATTACTTCTCACGAGAACTCTTTCAAGCAAAGGATACTCAGAGTGAAAGCATGAGAGATCTAGCCTTACGCGTAAAACAATTAGAAAATGGACTCAGAAGAATAGAAAGAGATTTAAAGGATAAATAATGATTGATGGATATATCGCTCTTATATTCTTTGCCATTATAGGCCTCTATTGTGTTGTTCTGGTGACAAAATAAAGGCCAGAACGATCTCTGGCCTTGTGCAAGGAGAGGCACAGTGCAGTAGCAATTAATTTTTAGAATGCTTTGTTTTCTTATGAGCACGCTCTGCAACATCCTCAGGTGTCACCTCAATAACCGGAGCCTTTGCGCGCTTAGAGGATTGCATACTCTTACGAGAGCGCTGTGCTACTTGCTCGGGTGTAGGACGATCATCAAAGACAGGAATTTCAACCACTTTAATGCCACTTTGAACATTCTTAGACTCTTCAATCTTGGCTCGTAATGCTGCGCGCCATTCTGCGCCGTCTTTCCATGCTTTGCTGTAATGCCACATCATGTTGGCTATCATGTTTGTTTCATATTTTTTGTGTATAGCGCCTGACTCTCTCCGGATTCCTATAGCAAGAAGCGCCTCATCATACGCCTTACGAACGAGAGGATATTTCTCCAACCATCGATATTTGGTTTCTTGGCACACGCCTTTGTCTTGAAAATACTGATCTAACACTAATGCTGTATTGTTCGTCTGGGCCCACAGGAGCATCTCTTGAGCAAAGTTCTCGATCCAGTGGTCAGTTATAGGTTCTGTTTTCCAGCTTTTAGTACTTTTATATTCATCAAACACTCTTTTCTTAGTCTTTGGTTGATTTTGATTATAGGATTGATCTTTAGGCTTCATTTGGTCTCCTTGATATAAAATTCCGTTCGTGCGCGATCTGAATACTTTTTGTGA